CGTTACCAAGAACAGTGCCAAGCTCATCAGCAGGGTTGCCTGCGCCCATAGCCGCTAGATCAGTTAGAACAACCTGTGCGCCTACTTCGCCAACTGCTACAGATACAGATGAAGTAGATACTTCAGTTGCACTCATATCAGTTCCCTCAGTGAGATCACCCGCAGTTACAGCAGGATACTTAGGAACTTGAATAGTTGTACCAGCTTGGTTGCCAATGTTGTACTGAGTTACAAGACCTAACATTAGGCTTTGCTCTTCAGCAGTGAAACGAGCCTGTGCAATAATATTAGTAAACAGGTCGTTTAAAGTTGTTGTAGTTGTTTCGTTAGCCATTGCTAATTACCTCAAAAAATAGAAAGAATAAAAGTTAATTGGTCTTCCTCTTCATAGCAGTATAGGCTTCTTTGCCACCGCTATTCCAATTCTCGACCATCCAATCCACCGATTGAGGCTTCGGAGTAGAGCCGCCTGTATTACCCATGCTTCCTGCTCCGCCACCTGAGGCGCGCACAAAGTGTGGGTTAACAGTTAAAAATTCTGTAACCATCTCATCGACAGATAACAGATCACCTTTATCATTATATCTAGGTGTTCCGTTATTATCTACAATCTCGACAACACCATCATCATTGAGTCTGGTCTTGCCTTTCAAGAGTTGTGTTACTTGTGCTGTATCAACTGCGTTATTCCGACTAGCCGCACTGGTTAACTGTCCATCAATTAACGTCTCTTGCAATCTAGCTTTGTAACTGTTGATTACTGCATCTTTCTTTTCGACAGTATTCTTCAAGATAGAATCAAACTCTCCGCGCTGTTTCTGTTGCTCAATCTCAGCCTGTTCCTTTTGAGTAAGTAGCTCTTTGGCTTCATCTAAGTTAATGCCACCTAGCCGCTTATCAAACTTGCGCTGTTCTCTAGCAATCCGATCAGCTACGATTCGGTCTAGTTCTTCTTGTGAAAATGTCTTTGCCTGAGTTTCTACTGCCGCTGTTTCAGTCTCAGCTTCTATGGTTTCCATGATTTCATCGCTCATGTTACGTGCCTCACTAGGAGTAGTTGGTGAATCGTTAGTTTAACACAAGTTATTTCTTTGTCTTGCGTTTCTTTTTCTTAGGTCTTCCGACCTTGCTTCCGTATGTTCCTGCGCCTTTTGGCATTATGTCTGCTCCTTAAATTTAACTGGTCGCCATCTATGTCGGCAGTTATAGCCACCTTTGTTTATGAATGGATTAGAGCCACTTTTTCCTGCCCATTCGCCTTGCCAAATTTCTTTCATTTCGTCAATCGTGTAAACCTTATCAACGTGCTTCCGGCAAAAGCCTCTTGTTACTTCATCATCAGAGCCTAAATAAATAAATTTTTCTGCGCCTGAATCTAAAGCAACTTTAGCATTAATTGCCGCATCAAATTGCATTAATGAATCATGTATCTGCTGTTTAACGTATCTTGTCATCTCTGTGCCGACAACAGCCTGTACTGCTGAAACACTTTGCGCAAAGGTTGCACCTGTTAAAGTGCTTTCGTAAACCTGCTTGGCTAAAACATCTAAATACTCAAGACCTAAATCTTCCATGCCCTGAAACGTCATTTGCTGTAACTGGTTGACTACGGAGCGATCAAGTTCAACAAAGTCTCCATAGTTACCAAGCATATCCACTGCGCCATCAGCTACCTGACCATAATCTCTAATAACGCTATCTACTTGCGTTAGATATTCTTCTGATATCGCCTGACGTAATTCTGTTCTTGCGTTTAACGCCCATTTTAAATCAAAAAGCTCGCCATCTTTCAATGGTGCTGTTGCCATTAGATCAACGACTCTATTCTCTAAAGTGACAAGTGCAGAGGCTAATCTTTCTTCATGCCTATCAGCTAACCTATCAACGATATTAAAATGGTCAGTATCAGCCGCCATTTGTTATCTCATCTGCAAAGTTACCAATGCGCTGTGATCCTGCTTCAATCTCTGTATGCGCCTTAACCAGAGTATCGTCATCTAAGATTAGGTCAGCAATCTTCTTATCAACCTCTTTGTTTAATGTTTCAGACTGTACGCCAGTTGCTCGCATCTGCTGTAGGAACACTAACTCTTTATCGTAGTCTCTAAGATCAAACGCATCAGGGTAAAATACTTCTACGTCATTGGTTACTTGTTGCCATAAACAGAACAGATCAAATATCTGCTCTTCTGCTAGTTCTAGTATGTCTGCTTTCTCAGCCAGTTTAGCGTTAAGCATCTGGAACTCTGTCTGCATAGCTACGCCTGACTGTGTCATTGCTTCTGTGCCACGCACTGCGCCCATGTGTGCCATGCGGTTGATAGATTCTACCTTGTCAGAAATTGAGGCTCTAACAGCATCTAGGTTAGCCCCTGATGGTTGCATCTGGTATGGCTTTAGGTTGCCATCCATATCATCAGGCAAGTTAATCACTGCTCCTGCACCTGCACTAGCATCTGTTTCAAACGTCTTAACCAGTGTTGGGTGGTTACTGATACGAATCAACTGCTCTACTTCTGATAGCTCTTGATAGATTGCTCTTTGCATATATGAAACATCAGCAATATCGCTTGTGCCAACACCACGCAACTGTGATTTTTGTGCAGGTAAGAAAACAGCAGGTATTTTACCTAATGCGTTTTCGATTTCTTCAATCTTCTGCTGACCATTGTTAGTAGCGCGCCACGTTTCTATAGTGTCTTCTCTCCAAACGCGATAATAGACCTCAGTTTCTGTTTCGTTGATGCGGTCTACTGATTCTCTTACTTTCAAATAAACGAGCTTAAAACGACCACTAGCCGTTCTCTCATACTTCCAATCAAATACATTCTCAGGAGTGATCAATGTCATGTAAGGGCGAATATCTTGATCTAACTCTTCTGCTCTTGTTGCCGCATTAGACTGTGGCTTGTCGATCATTAGCCATACATGACCATAAACGCTAGACCATATTTGTGCTTGTCTCATAAACGCATTAAAAGAACGACCATCAAGATCAGCATCTCTCATAAAGGGTTCTAGTGCCTGATCGTTAGCTAGGTTGCCAAATGCTCTTGTTGGCGGTACGCGCCATAGAAAACTAGAGTAGATGTGGACAATGTTCTTACAGTGGTTGTCCATAGGTGTTAAATCTAAACGTCTTGCGTATTCGTCTTTGTCTTCATGGATGTAGCTTGTTAAGTAGCCACCATCTCGGTAATCTTCTCCACCCATGTAGCTTCTCAAAAAGAATGACCATCTGTTTACATAATCATCGTATATTGGGTGAGTGTTATCAATCTCTCTTGTTTCCATCAAGTCCACCTAGTCGGTTGTGTGGTGTTGTATTCGGTTCTAATCGGGAACAGGTATTCTACCAAATAGCCAAGAGCATCGTTCATGTGATCTGTGCCATCTTTGTTAGGAATACTCGTACCCTCTTTATAAGTCTGTCTTTCTAAACTCTTAATGGTTTGCTTGCACTTGGGGCTTACAAACAAATGCCGCTCACCATCACCTGACAGTAAACGACTATTAACCGCATTGATTCTATCCCTGACCAATGGGTGAGCTTTCTTCGCCTTAACGCTAAATCCTGCGTTTTGTAAGATCGACAAATCAGTCCGACCACCTGCGCTTGTCTTGCGCTGTCTTGATGCAGGATCAGGGTAGATAATACAGTGTCGATCAGGATATCTATCCTTTATCTCAGCAACCATCTCATCTGTATTTGATCCATACATTACGATCTCATCTATAGCCAGTAAGTCTTGCCCATGCCTCAAGCATATAACAGCACTCATTGGGTCAAGGTTGAAATCCATACCAATGTGTAGTGTACCACCATTGTCCTCAATAGGCTCTACCGATAGTTCTCTACTAAAGGCATAATATATCAAACCAGAGTAAGTCACAAATTCTGCACAATATTCCTGGTTAAAAGTGCGCTCATCTAAATCATTTCTAGCCTGTTCAATTTCTTCTGGTGGGACATGCCCGCCATCGATCGTTGTGTATTGGTAGCTTTCCCAATAATCTTTACCAGTTAAGCCG